GGATATGCCGATTATTCTACTTCAACCTGGGCTCGTAGAGAACGTGCTTTAAGTGATATGGAGCAGGCTGCGATTAAACAACATGGTTTATTCAAACTCAGCGACTTCTTACCCAAGAAGCCCACTGAAGTTGAACTCAAGGTTATCAAAGAAATGTTTGAAGCCAGTGTAGAAGGTGAAGCATTTGATATGGAGCGTTGGGGTCAATATTACAAACCCGCAGGCATGGGCGGTAGTGGTAGTGCTACAGGTAGTGGAACTGCTCCAAAAGTCAGTGCTCCTGCTGCTCCAGTAGATGAGGACGAAGCCCCTTTTGAATCAGCGGTTTCAGCACCCGCTAAAGTTGCTGTAAAGGAAGAGGAAGAAAAACCTGCATCAAGTGGTAGTGATTCATCAAGTCGTGCTGCTGACATTATCGCTATGATTCGTAAGCGTAATCAGCAATAAGGAGATAGATTGTGGTAAAAAAATCAATCTCTAAGATTGGCGATAAACTCGCCAAAGTAAACGAATCATTTACTGTTAATATGTACGATAATGGCTTTATGTTTGAAATAAGTGGTCGTAATAAGGACGGTGATTATAAGGCTGTAAAGATTACTGTCACAGAAATGACTACACTTTTGGCTTTAGTCCAAGAAGCCACAGAGATGGAAAGGGACGAATAAAATGGGTAAGGCATTCGATATTTCAAAATTTCGAAAAAGCCTTACCAAGTCCATTGACGGGCTTGGTATTGGCTTTAATGATCCTACAGATTGGGTTTCTACGGGCAATTATGCTCTAAACTACTTAATCAGTGGAGACTTTTTCAAAGGTGTTCCTTTGGGAAAGGTTACTGTATTTGCTGGTGAAAGTGGTGCTGGTAAGAGTTATATCTGTTCAGGTAACCTCATTCGTCATGCTCAAGATCAAGGTATTTTTGTAGTTCTTATTGACTCAGAAAATGCTCTTGACAAAGATTGGTTAGAGCGATTAGGTGTAGATACAGATGAGTCTAAACTGCTCAAACTTAATATGGCAATGATAGATGATGTAGCAAAAACTATCAACGAGTTTATGAAGGAATATAAAGGAATGCCTCAAGATGAAAGGCCCAAGGTGCTTTTTGTCATTGATAGTTTAGGCATGTTATTGACACCCACTGATATCAATCAGTTCGAAGCCGGAGATTTGAAAGGTGACATGGGTCGTAAGCCCAAGGCTCTTACTGCACTAGTTCGTAATTGTGTTAATATGTTTGGTAGTTTTAATGTTGGACTTGTTGCTACTAATCATACATATGCCAGCCAAGATATGTTTGACCCAGATGATAAAATCTCAGGCGGACAGGGTTTTATCTATGCGTCATCAATTGTTGTAGCAATGAAAAAACTCAAACTCAAAGAAGATGAGGATGGCAACAAGGTCAGTGATGTATTGGGCATTCGTTCAGCCTGTAAGATCATGAAAACTCGTTATGCCAAACCTTTTGAGTCTGTTCAGGTTAAAATTCCCTATTCAACAGGCATGGCACCTACTTCAGGGTTGGTGGATATGTTTGAAAAGATGGGGGTATTGACAAAACAAGGAAATAAGTTACAATATGTCAGTAAGCGAACAGGTGAAATTACCGCAGAGTTCAGAAAAAATTGGACAGAAGATAAATTAATGGTAATCATGGCAGAATGGGATAATACTGCTACGGTTGTACCAATTTCACAAGACGAAAATACTGAGGAAGCATAATGGACGAGTCACTTATTATTGAAGTATGGGATACTTTTAAGGATTATATTCCTGAAAAAAGCCGAGACACAGCGGCAAATCAGTTTGTAGATTTTCTCCTTGGCAAGGATGTCGATACAGGCACATTAGAAGGAATCATGGGATTTGATCCACATTTAGATCATGCTATTGAATTGGTTCTCGGTGAAGAAAATCAAGACAATGACGATGAATATGATGAGGATGGATATGACTATGAGGATGATGAGGACTATTAATGAAATGGTACTCAAAAGTCAGCAAGGACCTTGGGTCCTTGCCTGATTGTATTGACTATTTCTATAAAGAACTTGACTCAGCCAAAATCGAAACTAAAATAAGTGGTAATATTGAACGAGCATCTGCGGCTCTTCCTGGTATTGTTGAACACAGATTTAATCAACTTCAAGAAATTGAAGCAATATTAGAATATCTTAATATTGAACTAAGAAGAACTCGCAGTCGTTTCTTCAAAAAATATCTAGAAAATTATCAACGTGCTCTGAGTTCAAGAGATGTTGAAAAATATGTGGACGGTGAGGATGATGTTGTTGATATGGAAAAAATTATCAACGAATTAGCCTTAATGCGTAACCAATGGCTAGGTATTATTAAAGGTTTAGACATTAAACAGTGGCAATTAAGTAATATTATCAAATTAAGGACTGCTGGACTTGAAGACATCACCCTCTAATACCATTGAAGTAGAATCTTTGATACATGCTCTGGCGAGAGTTGGTCAAAATTCTATAAAATCCTATGATTTTAAAATTATTGAAAGCATCAGTAATCAAATTTACTACAATCAAGAAGGCATGACAGAAAAACAGGCAAATTTATGTCTTAAAATTTTAAAAAAAAATATTAACATACTTAATACCACATTTTTAACAGATGTTTTACCGTTTATCAACTCTCCTGTATACAAATATCCGTTAAGAGTAGTCAATAATCACTACAAAATTTCTTTGATAGAAGAAAATTCAAATTATCAAAAAATCAAATTGGAATTTCCCTTTAACGAACTTATTGTCAAACAGATTAAATCACAAAAAGACAAAATTTACAACTATCAATGGGATCCGACTGAAAAATCATGGTATTTGAGCATGGAAACAGCGTCTTTACAGTTGTGTTATCATTTTGTACAACAATATAATTTTGAATATGACCCGGCTTTTGAAATTTATTTTGATCAAATTAGAGATATTACCAATAATTTAGAAAATATAGTGCCTATGGTAGATTATATTGACGGTAAGTACAAAATTAAGAACGCTTTTAGGGGAATCCCGGAATTTGCCAGTGATAATCTCATAGACAGTCTGTTTACAGCAAGAAAATATGGTGTTTATACTTGGTCTGATACTGTTGAAGATCACCTAAATAAATTATCTACCTGTTCGCTCACAGTAAATTTTTTAAAACACAATGATCATAAGGAATTTGTAGTAGATTCTTCGTCATTTAGTAAAAAATCAATTGAAAATTTAATTAAACATCTGCTTCCAGGTATCTTTTTTATCCCAGCCGGGAGTGAATTGGCAACATTACAGAATTCATTAGACCTATTACAATCCGCAGGAATAGACAATTCGGAAATTACAACATTATTTAGGTTACCTAACGAGACAAATAGCACATTTAACAAATTTATAAAAGAAAACGGTCTAAATTCTCCTCTTTCAAGAAATACAAAAGCAGTCTTTATTAGTACAAAAATTCCTAAAACAATCTTTCAAACTGATTTGAAATTCAACACCGCGATCATGTATAATAGATATTATGCTCATTATACAACTAAAGATTTTTTGAGAAATTTCCAAAATATTTTAGAAATTGTTGATAAAAAAGCAGAAGAAAATAGAAAGAGACAAGAAGATTGGTTGATAGATGGGTAAGACTACACAGTTGAAAATTATAGATGAAGTAAATTGTAAGTTTCTAAATCTTGATTTGGACACTCGCAAGGCCTTGGTCAAAAAATTCAAGTTAGAAGATCCTACAGCCAGGTTTAGACCAGCCTATAAACTGGGTAGATGGGACGGTACCGTGAGTTTTTTCGGTCTAGGCGGTACCACTTACATTTCAATTCTTCCTCGGGTATTAGAGTATTTGGAAGAACGCAACTACTATGTGGAGATTGAAGATCAACGCTCACCTATTGACCTAAAATTTCCTGAAATTTCTGGTGATTTTTGGGGTGAAAAGTGTTGGCCTAAAGGACATAGGTTTGAGGGACAACCCATTCGTCTGCGTGAAGATCAAGTTGAAGTGATCAATAAGTTTTTACAAAATCCTCAAAGTCTACAGGAGATAGCCACTGGGTTTGGCAAAACTATTACTACTGCGACTTTGGCAAAAATCTGTGAAAAATATGGTAGAACAATCACCATTGTGCCAAATAAAAGTTTGGTAGAACAAACTGAAGAAGACTTTCGTAACTGTGAATTAGATGTTGGAGTATACTACGGTGATCGTAAAGAGTTAGGTCGCACTCATACCATAGCAACTTGGCAAAGTTTGAACATTTTAGAGAAAAAATCACATGATGATGACGAACTTTTAACACTTGCTGAATTTTTAGATGGTGTTGAAGCAGTCATAGTTGATGAAGTTCATATGGCCAAGGCTGATGTTCTTAAAAAATTACTCACACAAAATTTAGGTAAAACACCTATTCGTTGGGGACTCACAGGAACCATACCCAAAGCCGAAATTGATTTCGAAAATATTCGTTGTTCCATAGGTGATGTGGTACATCGTGTATCAGCACATGAACTACAAGAAAAAGAAATTCTAAGTAAGTGTCATGTTCAAATTATTCAAACTGCTGAGCACAAAGAATTTCGCAGTTACGCAGAAGAATTGAAATATTTGGTCACTGATGAAGCCAGAATGACCTATATTGCGAATATTATTCAAGGTGTCGCAGAATCCGGCAACACACTAATTTTAGTAGATAGAATTGAAAGTGGTAATTTTTTACAGGACAGATTAACAGACAGTGTATTCATATCAGGAAGAGTTAAAACCAAAGATAGAAAAGAAGAATACGATGAAGTGGCAGTTGCGGATAACAAGATTATTGTGGCGACTTACGGTGTGGCCGCTGTGGGTATTAATATCCCTAGGATTTTTAATCTGGTTCTTTTGGAACCCGGAAAGAGCTTTACAAGAGTTATACAATCAATTGGGAGAGGTATTAGAAAGGCTGAAGACAAAGACTTCGTCCAAATCTGGGACTTGACTGCTAGTAGCAAATATGCTAAAAAGCATCTAACAGAAAGAAAGAAATTTTACAGAGAAGCGAAATATCCTTTCTCTATTGATAAGGTAAATTACATCTAACATGCAAATATTAACACTAGACAACAAGGCATTTTATCTAAACGAATTGCCTGACGAAATTGAAAGCGACATGAGATTCGCTGTATTAGATAATAGCGATAATTCAAATCCTGATTATTTCTTTATCCCACTAATTTTCCTAGAAAGCTTTACTGGACCTGCAGTAGTTCTTAAAATCGGCAAATATGAGATTTCTATGCCATTAGATTGGTGTACTATAGTAGGTGATGCCGAAGGACCGGAAATGGAAGTATTACCTTTAACTAGTCTTAACGATAGGGGCTTCAAGACTTTTTGTTTTAACCCATTGGGTAGTTTTAGACCTCAGTTTTTAGATATTGACATTGTAGATATCTATCAAGATGTTAAATGGTATTTTCCTAAAATGAGAGCGGGACAACTTTTATGTACTCCACTATCAAACGAACCTAATCCACCTTGTGTATATTTTGTTAAAGAAGTAAGCAGGCAAAGCGAACTGGTAAACTACAGTCAAGCATGGTAACGATTAAGATTTATGAAAGTCCGGATGGGGGGCACACGATTTATCAAAGAAACTTTGATTCTAACAAACGTGAATTAGTCTCCGAAGATGATTATGCAAAAAAACAAAGATTGAAATTAGAATGGATTCATATTTTTGAAATAGCAGACTCTAATCCTGCATTGAAAAAAGCAGTTGATCGTGCTATAATGATCTATAGGTTGAGTAAAAATGAGTAAAGATGCTGATAAATTAAAAAATTCAAAACGTAGACAACAAGACGAAAATGCTATCAATAAACAGGTTAAGATAGCCAAAGCATATAATATTCCTGTAGAAGAACCTCACAAATTAGCAAAACATCATGCTACTAATTGTGGTAATCCCAAATGTATAATGTGTGCCAATCCGAGAAAGACATTCAAAGAACTTACACAACAAGAACGTAGATTATTTCAAGATATCGATACACCAAATGATAAACATAGTAACGGACTACTACCAAAGGAAGAATAATGAGTTCTAAATTAGATTTGAAAAAAACTCTAAGAGCAGTAGACAATAGAGACTACGACTTTTATAATAACTTAACAGATGAAGAAAAGAAAAGTTTTAGTCCATATGTATTAATGAGATTTATTTCAAACGTAAAAGGAGAAGATTATTTACAAGAATGGTATATTGAAAGAACAAATGAACTTGTTAATAAAAACCATTGGGTATTGAGTAAAAATGATAAAGAACTATTATGGAAATTATGCGCGGCTACAGGTGTTGGATCAACTCAATATCATCCATATCTTGCATCGGGTAAAAAAGAAAAAACAAATAAAATAGAAAAACTTCTTGCTGAAATTTACCCGGCAAGGAAAATAGATGATATAAAAGTAATGGCTTCTCTAATGAGTGAACAGGATAAAGAAGATCTGTTCGATAAGATGGGATTTGATAAAAATCAAAGAAAAGAATATCAATAATATGATAGCATTGGCTGAACAACCTTATAAATGTGTTCACTGTGGCAAGAGTTTTATGAAAGAAAAAACTTGCCTAGCACATGTCTGTGAACGTAAGCGTCGTGCCATGCAAGAGACAGAAAAACGAGTACAAGCCGGATTTATGGCATTCAATAGATTTTATAATCTAACACAAGCGAGTAGAAAACCAAAAACTTATGATGAATTTTGTAATAGCAGTTACTACAATGCTTTTGTAAAATTCGGTAGTTTTATCAATAACGTCAACCCACTATATCCTGATAAATTTATTGACTATGTGATAAAAAGTGGTGTGAAATTAGATCAATGGTGTAAAGATAAATTATACGAAAGTTATCTATTTGAAATATTAAAAACAGAACCAGTAGAAAGTGCTGTACAGAGATCTTTGACTACTATGATGGAATGGGCTGAAGAACATCAAAGTCAATTTGAACATTACTTTAGATATGTTAGTCTAAATAAAGCAGTTCACGATATTGTAAACGGAAATATGAGTTGTTGGGTGATTCTAAACAGCAAAGACGGAAAAGACCTATTACAGAAATTAAATGATGAACAATTAGAAATGATCTCTCCGGCATTTGATTTAAAATTTTGGATGACAAAATTTAGTCAAGCCCCTGCAGATGTAGCACTAGTAAAAGAAATATTAGACGAAGTAAAAATCAAATAATAAAAAAGAAAATTAATGAAAATTGTTATTAACGGTACTTTTGATATTCTACATCTAGGTCATCTTCGTCTTTTATCCTATGCTCGATCTATAGTAAACAGTTATGTGTATGTTCTAATAGATAGTGATAGAAGAGTTAAGGAATTAAAAGGATCTAAAAGACCTTACAATTCTGAATACGAGAGGGCAAGTCTTTTATTTGCATTAAAATATGTTGATCGTGTAGATGTTTTTGATAGTGAAGTAGAATTAGAAAATTTTATTAAAAATTTTAAACCTGATTTGATGATTAAAGGTAGTGATTATAAAGACTCACAAATAATAGGTAGTCAGTATTGCAAAGAAATTCAATTTTATGATAGACTCGAAAAATATTCCAGTTCCAAAAAGATTCAAGATATTATTGATAGGGGATAGATGTATCGATGAGTACTTTATAGGTACATGTGATAGAATTAGCCCAGAAGCACCTGTACCTATCCTCAAAGTTGAAAGTAATTATTCTAGTCCCGGCATGGTAGCCAATGTAAAAGCAAATTTTGAATCATTAGGACAAATTGTAGAACTTGTTTCAAACGACGAAACTATTAAAAAAATTAGATATATTGACAAACGTTCTGGTCAACATCTCTTACGTGTAGATGATGAGCCTAGGATAAAACCTTGGAATGGATTGTTTAGAAATTATACCTTGATCAAGTCCTATGACGCTGTTGTAATTTCTGATTATAATAAAGGTTTTATTTCTTATGAACAAATTGAAAAACTCATTAAGACAGCAAACAAACCTATTTTTATAGATACCAAGAAAACTGATCTTAAAAGATTTTCAGGCGCTTTTATCAAGATAAATTTTTTAGAATATAATAGGTTAACATCTACACCAGACCACGAAGAGGGATTAATTGTCACAAACGGTGAACATGGAGCAATGTATAAGTCAAAACATTATCCAGCAATGAAAGTAGATGTTTGTGATGTCTGCGGAGCAGGTGATACATTTTTGGCATATCTTACATATGGTTATCTATATTACAATGATATGGATAAAGCCATAGAATTAGCAATCAAAGCAGCCAGTGAAACGGTTAAACATCAAGGTAACTATGCACCAAAATTATCAGAAGTAAATTTTACAGATTGACAGATGTTTCCTAATATATTAAAATTACTTTATGCCAGATATTGATATAGATTTTGCTGATAGAAATCAAATTCTTGAGAAAATCAAGCATATTCCTGCGACCTTAGACGATGGTAAGAAACACAATACTGGTATCTATCCACATGATATTCCAATTAACCCGTTAACAGGATCTGCCAGTATCACATACAAAGATGCAGAAGAACGAGGCTATTTTAAGATAGATTTTTTGAATGTAGGCATATATAAAGATATCCGCAGCGAAGCACACCTTGTAAAATTACTTAATCAGGAGCCATTATGGGATTTACTGGAACAGGACGATTTCGTCAACTTGCTCTTTCACGTCAACGGACATGGTTCGATCTTAAGAAATATGAAACCCCGGACGATAGACCAACTAGCGGCAGTTTTGGCAATGATACGCCCCGCGAAACGTTATCTGATTGGGAAAGACTGGACTACAGTGATGAACGAAGTGTGGACTAAACCTGAGGGTGATGAATATTATTTTAAAAAGTCACATGCCACTGCTTATGCGGCTGCTGTTGTAGTACAAATGAATTTGATTTGCGAATCTATCAGTTACGATTATTCCTAACTGATCTTACAAGTTGAATACTTTTTCTTTTTACTCTTTTTTCTGCGATTTCACTGAGATTGATCATAGGCCCGAAGACTAATTCTACATCTTTGTTGTTAAATGTTTTTATGTATGGTCTAAATTGAGTCATTTCTTGTTTTAGGAAAATATTGATAGGAATTTTTCGATTACTCTCCCACCACCAAACTTCTCCTAATTCTAAAAATATTTTTCTTTGGTCTTCGTTAATAATCATGCCCAGATCGTATATGCTTGCTACATACTGATCGCAGTTGATTATTATGCCAACGTACTCTTTATCATTAGATTTTATACAACTTATAAACGGAAAATTTTCTTGAAACTGATCTTTCATCACCTAGTCAATAAATATTATTATGCAAAACTTACCGATCTATTTATACCAAAATTTACTCGATATAACATTAGATATGGATGTTAATGTCAAAGGAGTTAATCAAGTCATGTATCAGCGTGATCTTACTATTCAAAAGGGTATTAAGAATCAAGTTCGAATTCAATTTAAAAACAGTGATCAGAAAAGAATTAGGATTTATAATACTCAAACTTATGTTTTTAGCATGTTTGATAGCATTAATCAACGTCTATTAATTGAAAAACCACTGACCGTGATAGATGATGCTACTACCTCTACAAAAGGGCTGGCTTTGCTTACTCTAAGTGAAAGTGATACAATAAACCTTGACAAAAGTAGTTACACATTCAGTGTGAAATTATTGGACACAGACGGTAGTTATATTCCTACCTATAGTAATACCTACTATGGAGTTAATGGTACTTTACATATTAAAGAAGATGTTTATCCTGCCCTACAGCCCAGTACTTCAGTCTCGGCATTTACTAAAAATTTCAATAATCTTCTAAACAAATATGTTCATTCAAGTGGTAATATCTATGCCTCGCCAGAATACAACGGAAACAGTGCTTTACATACTGCGGCCATATATTTGACTGCTTTTAGAGGAACATTAATTATAGAAGGAACATTGGAGAATAGCCCAGGCTCAGGAGAAAATTATTCACAGTTAGTTTCCAAGTCCTACAGCCAATTTTCAGGTATAGATTATATCAATTTCAATGGCGTTTATACCTATATAAGATTTAAATTCATTCCAGATCAAGCACCTGCTGGTCTAGACAACGACGACCCAAGTTATTACGGAAAATTTGACAAAATTCTCTACAGAAGTTAAAATTGCAGAATGCTAGAAATACAGTCTACAGTTTTAGCCCTATTGCCTCCTAAACGAAAAACTACACCGAGTGGTTGGACATCATTTAATGCTGTATGCTGTCATCACAAAGGTGAAAAACCAGATACCAGAGGAAGGGGTGGAATCCGTATAGATGCCGACGGATCTTGGCAATATCACTGTTTTAACTGTAACTTCAAAGCAGGCTGGAGCCCTGGGAAATTACTAAGTACAAACACCAAACAGTTACTGGGTTGGTTAGGATTAAATGATTTTGATATAAACAAATTAGTATTATTGACTCTAAAAAATCAGGATACTGAAAAGAAAAGCCAAAAGATAATACAATTAGATATTAAGGAACGTGAACTACCTGAAGATTCTATGAAATTGATAGAATGGGCAAATCAAGAAGTTCCAGAAGAAATTTATCAAAATTTATTAGCAATTTTTGATTATCTTAATTACAGAGGCATGAACATAGATTGGTATCCTTGGTACTGGACTCCAAGTGCTGGATACAAAGATAGATTGATTATTCCTTTTTATCAACACGAAAAAATTGTAGGATACACTGCTAGAAAAATTTCAGATGGTAAACCAAAATACCTAACAGATTCACAACCGGGTTATGTTTTTAACATTGATAGACAAACATTAGATAAACAATATTGTATCCTTGTTGAGGGGCAATTTGATGCTATAAGTATAGATGGATGTGCTATAGGTCATAACGAACCTAACGATACACAGATATTAAGAATCAATAATCTGGGCAAAGAAGTAATTGTAGTCCCTGATAAAGATAGAGCAGGTGCTAAATTATTAAACAGTGCAATAGCCAATGGTTGGTCAGTGAGTCTGCCACCTTGGGAAGACGATATTAAGGATGTAGCAGACAGTGTAAAAAGATACGGAAGATTGTACACTCTTAATACCATTTTACACTATAAAGAGCAGAACAAGATTAAAATCGAACTTTTAAAGAAAAAACTAGAGAAAATTAATGGCTAATATAGACTATAGTTTTGAAATACAAAAATTATATCTAGAGATGTTTCTATCAGATGCAGAAACATTTGTAAGATGTCAAAATATCTTTGATCCAGAAAATTTTGATCAGAAACTAAGAGATACCGCTAAGTTTCTAACAGAATATGTAGATCAATATAAGGTCATGCCAGAAGTATATCAACTTAATACCATATGTAAAACCAGTCTAGAACAAATCTCTGTGCCTAAAGAAAACTACGAATGGCTAATGGAAGAATTTGAAAAGTTTAGTAGACACAAAGGATTGGAAAGAGCCATTTTAAAATCTGTTGATCTTCTTGAAAAAGGGGATTACGGCCCTGTTGAAAAACTAGTAAAAGATGCCATTCAAATCAGTCTTAATAGAGATATGGGTACTGATTATTTTGAAGACCCAAGGGGCAGATTAGAGACACTTAAAAATTCAAATGGCCAAATTTCAACAGGCTGGCCAAGTGTAGACAAGAAATTGTACGGTGGATTTAATAGAGGTGAACTCAATATCTTTGCCGCAGGCTCCGGTGGTGGTAAGAGTTTATTTCTTGCTAATCTAGGTGTTAATTGGGCTATGGCGGGACTAAACGTAATCTATCTTACATTTGAACTTTCTGAGAATTTAGTCAGTATGCGTCTGGACAGTATGGTCACAGGAATCGCTACAAGAGAAATTTTTAAGAACATAGATGACGTTGAATTAAAGGTTAAAATGGCCGGAAAACGTGCGGGAAGTATACAGATCAAGTATATGCCATCGGGGAAAAATTGTAATGATATTCGTGCCTATTTGAAGGAATATCAGGTCAAAAAAGGCCGAAAACCGGACGTTTTGTTAATAGATTACCTAGATTTAATGATGCCTTTATCTGTGAAGGTATCGCCCAGTGATTTGTTTGTAAAGGACAAATATGTATCAGAAGAGATACGTAATTTGGCTATGGAAACACAGTGTATAACAGTGACAGCAAGTCAGTTAAACAGAACCGCAGTAGAGGAAATAGAATTTGATCATAGCCATATTTCAGGAGGTTTAAGTAAGATTCAAACTGCTGATAATGTAATCGGTATTTTTACTAGCAGAGCAATGAAAGAACGCGGTCGCTATCAAATACAGTTTATGAAGACTAGATCAAGTTCAGGTGTTGGGCAAAAAGTAGATCTTGAATTTAATATGGATACTCTGAGGATCAGTGACCTAGGAGAAGACTACGATTCATCTAGCCAACCTACAAATACTGTATATCAGGGATTGAAAAGAACAAGCACCACAACTAGTGATCCTACACAGGGTATTTCGGTTAATAAGATTAAAACACAGTCACAGTCAACAACGGATCTAAGAAGTATGCTGGCGAATCTTAATTCAGAAAAAGATTAAAACCAACTTTCTATTTGATTCTTAGCACTTTGTTCTAATACATTGTGCCACTGATCTATACCTTCTTTTTCAAATACTAAGTCTTCGGTAGCAGGAATTAAACTCCATCCTGTAGATATATCATTAAATGGCGGTAAGGATTCTAACTCACCTTCTAAATGACTGGGCATCCATCTAACATAACCGGCAACAGCACGGAATTTACTGGGCCCTTCATTTTTTGAAATCGCTGTGAGCACACTGATATCATTGCTGATTCCTATATTTTCAGTTACCTTGGTAGTGCTTGTAGATGACCAATCTAGTGTATGAACAACAATAATCCTATTGGTACTTTCAGAACCACCAAACCATAAAGGTTTATCTTTATTCAGAGTCATTCCTAATCCCTGCATTACAGATAGTAATGTAGTATGAGACTCCATAGGCTTGTTTATTTGTAGGCCAACACTACCTGTATGATCGTGGTCTACAATAAGAATAACTCCTCTCCTTGTAGACACATCCTGTCTTTTTGGATGGGCTGCTAATAGGTAACCCTTGATATCGTCTAAGTCTTCCATATTAATATTTAATAAAATAAATATCGAATATGAAGATAAAAGAGTTTTTACCACCTGGCATTAGACAACAACAGGACTTGAATTCAATAATTTGGCAGGATGAGGACACTATTCATCCCGAAGTTCGTGCTAAATTGATTAAAATTGCTTCTTTTTTCAAAGAATACATAGAAATAGATTTTCCTATTGTAGATATTATTGTTACCGGTGGGCAGACAGGTAAATTCTATACAGAATCAAGCGATTTAGATCTACATCTAATAACTGATTTTGATAAGATCGATTGTGATCAAGAAGTCGCTGAACTTTTTGATACCAAACGCAATTTATTCAATAAAGAATATAATATTAAAATAAAAGGTATACCTGTAGAAGTTTATGTAGAGGACGTTAAACAACCTGCGGTAGGCGGAGCATACAGTATATTAAAACAACAATGGCTAAGACAGGCGAATCAACCTAAAGGCCAAATTGATGATGAAAAAATTAAAATCAAATCTCAAGAACTATTTGATCTTATAAGTAAATCTCTTACTTTAGATAATTTAGAACTATTAGACCAAATGAAAGACCTTATTTGGAACTATAGAAAACAGGGTCTTCAAAAGCAAGGTGAATTTGGCGTTGCTAATTTAGTTTTTAAGAGTTTAAGAAATAGCGGAATTTTAGATCAACTAAGATCAAAAATAAAAGATTTAGAAAGCCAAAAATTCGGTCTAAAATAAAAAAGCCCACTAAGTGTGGGCTTTTTCTAAAGCAAGTAATGCTAACTGCCTTGCTAAAAACAACTTCCATTTTATAGAGTGTGGAATATCAAAATCATTATCTTCTACATCAATGACTCGCAATCTGTTTAAATTACGTGCTATTGCGTCGTCGAAAATAATAACTTCTTGATCTTCTAATTCACCCTTAATTTGTAGAAATCGTAAATCGCTTCGGCGGGCTAAAATTACTTCTTTGCTGGATCGGCTTTCTTTTCCTCTTTCTTGGCTTCAGCCTTAGGAGCGTCTTTCTTTTCTTCTTTCTTAGCGTCAGCAGCGAAAGCAGAACTAATACCAAAAGCAGCAATTAACATAGCGATAACTGATTTCATTTTAATTTCCTTTTTAAAAATTAACAGAATTAATCTGTGTACTAATAATAACGCCTTAAATACTAATGCGTTGACTAATTATACTACAATGGAAAAAATAAAAAAATATCTTTGGATGACCGCAGGATTCATCTTTTTGGGCGTCGCTTATATAGGTGTTGTAACACCGGGAATACCATGGAGTACACCTACAGTGGTTGCTGCCTATTGTTTTGCTAGGGGATCTGATCGCTGGCATAATTGGATTATGAATCATAAACTGTTTGGGCCCTTTCTACGAAATTGGAGTGAAAAAAGAGTATTCCCTAAATACGGAAAATGGGCCATGTTTGTGACCATGGATGTTAGTCTGGTAATTGTTTGGTTTACTACCTATAACTGGAAACTTACCGCAGGTTTAGGACTTATGATGATGCTGGTAGCAATATGGGCATGGCGGTTTCCTGAAACTCCAGAAGAGCATGACCAAAGAATAGAAAAGGGAAAAAAGATAGGTTGGTTAAAATAAAAAACGCCCCGAAGGGCGTTTTATTTTATTTCTAATATAAATTAGAAACGATGACGAATACCAACACCTGACACACGAGTATCTGCGAAGGCTGTATTTGTTCTGTTTACACCGTCA